AAAAAGCCTCGCCCTCTGCTTTCGTTTCGGGCTCCCATGTTTTACGATGTGCGCGGAGTATCGCACTGTCTTCCTTGAACTGTTTGCTAGGCATTTATCTTATATAGATATTTACGCCTTGGGCGCCGTCTTGATGAAGTGCACCTTCAGGAACGACTGGAGGTTGAGGTACGTGACCTCGTCCTTGTCCGAAACGCGCAGGAGCTTGGCCAGAGCCGAGTTCGGCAGGATGCGGCGCTTGAAGTTCGGGTCGAAGCAGTTGTGCTCCTTGACGTAGCCCGAGATGAACTTGGTCACCTCCGTCTGCGAACGCTTCTCGCCCGACTTGAGACCCATGAACGCGGCAAGCTCATCCGTCAGGGGACGCTGGACGAGGAAGGCGTTGTTCGCGCGACGAGCCTCCCACGTCTTGCGCTCCTCCGGGGTCATGTCCTCCGGATTCTTCTTCTTCTTCTTCTTGATCTCACGGGCCTCGCGCTTGGTGGCCTTGATCGCATCGGCAACGCTCTTCGTGGCCTCGCGGACACGGGCCGTCAGCTCCGTGCTGAGCGCCTTGAGCTTCTCAGCCAGACCGGCGAGGATCACATCGGAGTGCTCCGTGGCCTCAACCACCGCCGGGGCAGACGGGGTCTCGACCGTCGGCACGGTCACAACGGCCTTGGACGGGGCGGCGGCCTTCTCGACCTTGACCGCCTTCGGGGCCTTCGGGGCCTTGGCGGCAACGGGTGCAGGGACAGCGGCGACGGGGGCGGCGACGGGGGCGGCGGCAGACTTCTTCGGGGCCATCTTGTTTGACTTAACGGAAGCAGAAGAAGAGGACATTTCTAACGCACTGGTATACTCTTACCTCCGGCGGTCATGTAAACCGCTTCTCTCAGGAAGTTTGGTGGGAGACGTTTTGTGTAGGACAACAAACGCGCCTTGGCTCCAATATAGTAGGCACGGTAGGCGACAACGGGGTCAAGGTCGTGAAACTCTTCAGGCATGGCAAGTCTGGGCAGAGTCCATCCAACATCCACGAGTCGCTCGGGAGAATGAGCGTAGAGCCAGGTAAGATGATGCTGTGTCTTGTGAACCTTTCCATACCGGTACGTATACTCGGAACACAGGGCAAGTCCAAGACGACAGAGCCATGCGTAGTTGGCCAGGGATTCGCGGATCCATCGCGAGAGGGGGTGGTTGGGATGGGTCTTGCGATACGCTCCTTCGGGGAGCGGAGATCCGTAGACCCAATGGGCGGTGTAGAGCAGCTGTGCAGATTCGAGGATCATTTTCACCACATGTTTATCGCAGTGGAAACGAGCCGCTTCGTCGGGGTTCAAAGAGAGGAAGAAGATGTTCATGGTGGCAACATCGAGCCCCTCGTGATCCATCCGAATCCATTTTTAGCACCGATGTAAGGCAGACATCAACAGAAAGACAATGTCGTATGACCGTGAGTCAGTCAATGCGATTGTTAGCAGGTTCAGGGAGTTGATCATGTACCCCGCATTTGATTGACTGTCCGAGAGCCACCCCTTCGAACACAGGGCGATCACTCTGCGATTGGGCTTCGACATCGCCTCCAACTCGTCCATGAAGATACGGAACACAACACGCAGTTGTACATGGGTCAAGTTCGCGAACTGTTCGGGATGTGCGTCTTCAAACCCATAACTCCGGAAAATGTGACAGAGTATTGTCCAGCGCCGAGCGATGTTCTCACGTAGATCTCTCGAGGGCGCGGGGACAGGCATTCTGTTTCGTCGGCGATGGAGATGAAGACGCCGAAGCCGCGCAAGGTCTGCGTGATCCAAGACCACTTTTGTATACGGATTTGCGGGTGTGACCGAGCGAATGCTCCACTCCCACAGCGTCGCAAAGTCAAACCACCAGATCTTCCCCGCCTCCTCGAGGCCAAAGTACTCGAATGGATGCTGACGGTTCTTGGGCTCCATTGTTACAAGCTCTTCGTCATTCACACAGTCTGTGCGTTTCAATACACCGGGTCCAGCTAAGGCCAGAACTCGCCGGACACACCATCCACGATATAGAGCCTGGACTTTCGTGAATCGCAGGATCTTCTCCTGGTTACGGGTGACCCACAAGATCGGATCCCTCGCACGTGCGTGGCGACCACATAGATTCACACCATTTAATGCATCGGATGGACATTGGTCAAGAGATGTCTTGTTCCGCACAGCGGCACACTGGGGCATGCTTATCTTGTGCTAAGCCTTGAAAACTGGAAACCTGCGCGGAAAACGGATCCGGCCGTCGGCAGGGCAGTGGTTCTCACAACAATCAATATGGCTACCACTGCAATCATCCCTTCTGAGAACCTGGACATCAACCGCGTCGTGATCGGCGAGATTCGCCCGAACAAGGCTGGGGGTAAGACCGTTCCCATCAAGTACAATGGTGCACCTCTGCAGGTTCGTATCCCCCGCATCTACTACCCGGCTGGTGTCCTCGTCCGCGAGGATGAGAAGACCGGTCAGCGTAACTACAGTATGATGGCTTCGCTGAAGGGCTGTGACTCGTACGCCAAGGAGCGTTCGGCGGACGGTACTGACGTCGGTTCCTTCTACAACTTCTGCCTGGACTTCCAGGAGAAGCTGATCCAGCATTCCATCCTCAACAGCGGCAAGTGGTTCGGCAAGTCGAAGTCGGAGGCTGTTCTCCGCGAGACGATGAAGCCGGTTCTTAACCCTAGCGTTGAGAAGGTCAATGGCGAGTGGGTTCCGAACGGCAAGTACCCGCCTTCGCTCCGCATGAAGATCTCGATCTGGGATGGCCAGGTCGGGATGGATGCGGTTGATGCGAATGGTGCGGCGATTGAGCTGACGGAGAGCAATCTCGAGCAGGTGTTTGCGAAGCGTATCGAGGCTCGTCTTGTGCTGACGCCGAGCATCTACGTCACGGGCACGGGCTTCGGTGTGACGTGGCGCGTCGTTCACGCCAAGGTGTTCCCGCCCTCGCGCGTGGGTGCCAAGGCGGCGTTCGCCGACATCAAGGAGCCTGATGAGCCGGTGGCCGACAAGGAGGAGAACCTTGAGCTGCCGGTTACTGAGGAGCAGGAGGTTGAGGTTGAGGTTGAGGTTGAGGAGAAGCCTCGGGCTGTAACGCCCCCTGCAGCGGCGGCTCCGGCTGTTGCTCCTGCAGCTCCGAAGAAGCGGAAGGCTCAGGCGGTGTCGTAAAGCCAAGCCGTGACCAGACAGTAGAGCCACCCTTGGGTGGCGAGTATACAATCATTCGATCATCAATAAACCAAATCTTTTCCTTTTCAGGAAAGGTCAGAGGCTGCGTAGTCCCACATGCAAACGGAGTCAGCGACATATGACCACACTTTTCACATGCATGAACCTCAGGCATCTGTATCAACATCTCTGGTGTGACGATACGGACATTTCCACGCAGACACCGCTCAAGAAAGGCAACGGGTGTTGTCCACCCTTCTGATAGGAATCGTTCATACGAGTGCTCAGGCATCCGTGACCAAAGAGAGTCACTCTCTGTCCATCCATCCTCCTGGAGCAGCGTCGCAAACGGAGTGTCCTTGTGCCACAGAACAGAGACGTCTCCGGGGTTGTCCCGCTTATGCTCCGCCACACCCACGCGGTCCAGGTCTTCGGGGTCGTAGAGCCAGTACACATTTGCATGTTCATAGTTCGGATCCCTCGCGCCCCTGAACACCTCGCGGCCTTCCACGGACCACAGATCGGATACGATGTTCAAGTCGTGTTCTGTGATGTCTGCGCTGACGGGAAAGACCACGGATCGATCAATCGTCGACAACATTACTTACGAGAGCGTTTGGTTTTGCGGCGAGTTTGACGCCGCCGGCGATGCGTTCGGCGTTTACCTCCCGCTATCGTTCCCTGTACCCACGTCAAGACATCATCTCGGTTGTCATTTAGAATTCGGTACATTTTGTTGAAGTCTTCTTGTTTCACAGTTTCTAAGGCTAACTGAGGTTCCTTCACCCCGATCGTTATCGGATCCATAATGTACTTCAGAATAACCATTGACCATGGTACACATGTTTCTGCACTTTTCCCTTTATTGCTCTTTTGAAGGTCCATATCATATCCCTGAAGACCTTTCGCCCCCCCCGATGCGTACTTTATATGTTTTCCTCCCGAGATGGCACTGGCAGCAGGAAGGTATGCTCGGATATAGTTGTGCCCTTTCCCTATCATTGCTTCCCCAACAACTTCGTGCCATTTCCCGACCCTTTCGTTGAACAGCCACCAGAAGGTCGTATCGTACTGTTCGAGAAACCAGATGGTCTTACCTTCAGGTGGTCCGTTCACGAGATAAGGTATGATGTGATGCACTTGCCCTTTTGAGGAAGGCCAGACTAACCGTATAAGTCCAAATGCAGGACCGGGTATTTCGTGCAATTTTTCTTGATACCCGACGTTTGCATCCTGCCATTGATCTTTGAAGTCCGTTGCGAGTTTGCTACCGTCAGTGCTGACGAACTCACATTTGAAGATGTACCGAACGTATAATCGCGAAGAACCGCGTAGTACATTTCCCGCATAGCTTACCAAGTCAAATTTTTCCGATGTGAAGGGGATCCGGTTCCGGGTGAGGAATTTGCGAGGTGGTTCGCGATATCGCTTCACCCCTGTAATTGGCGGAGCCGGTCCGACCACCAATGTTTGGCTATCTGCCGCAAGGGCATCCACCTCTCCTTTAGAAATAGGAGAAACAGCCTCCTCCGGCAGTTCGACGACCGGCTTGTCCCCCTGTGCCTGTGAGTCCATTACTTCTAATCGAAGGTAATCTTAACGGGTACGTCGTGGATACGCACGGACTTGGTGGCCGAACGGCTCAGTTCATGACGCTTCCGACGCTCACCGTCCTTCGGCTGAATCACCTGCGAACAAGACTCCATATCGGCATGGATCTCATCGTAGTGCGTGTCGAGATAGTCTAGGATCTCATCCTGGATGGCCCACTCGAAGAAGTTCAGTTGCCCCACTGTGGTATCCAACCCGCGGAACTGAATTCGCTTCCATCGGCAGAACGGGTCAAACATCTTTTTGTTGTAGGCCTTGAGATGCGACTTGTAGACCAAGTACACAATGATGTGACGGTTTCCCTTAGCCATGAAAGAAACATTGTACTTCTTTGAGTAATTGGTAACAAACCAATCTAGCAGACGTAGGCTCAGACGCGACTTGCCCGTGAGAACCTCCTCGATGCGCCGGAAGTTGTCAGGGTTGGCGTAGAAGCCCTCAAGGCGGCGCAAGACCCACTGTTCTTTACTTTGAATGGTCTCCATACCGATTCTGTGTTCCAGCACTGAAAATGAGTTTTCGAGCCTGACGCATAAAGAAACGCATGGAGTCAGTCATCACAGAATGGCTGGGTGAACCACCGTATACCCGTCCAAAGAAGCGCTTGAAGCCCCTGATCATGCTGATGGTGGTGCTGACTCGCGTTAGCTATACCAAGACCAGGCGCTTCGTCTTCACGGCCCTCGAAGAGGCAATGAAGGGTGAACTTGGACGCATCTGGATGCGTGACCGGTGTGTGCGTCGCACGATCAGGGTCTATGGCGCCAACGATCAGCGGACGACAGGGTGGCACATGAAACGTGGAGAGATGATCACAGGTTCCGAGGTATCGCAGGTGTTTACGGGGGGAGAGACGCGGAGAAGTCTGATCCTTCGCAAACTCGAACCACCGCAGCCGCCGACACCCGGACAGTACCAAGCCCCTCTCATCTGGGGCACAAGGTTCGAGCCCATTGCGAAGGCCATCTATGAAGAGGAGACTGGATGCAAGATTATCGATGTATCGTGCGTCCAACATCCTGTATACACCTTTCTCGGGGCATCGCCGGATGGTATCCTCTTCCCAACCGACCCGGCGGATGTGCGTCGGCGCGGTCGGCTGGTCGAGTTCAAGTGTCCCTTCTCTCGCCCACCGTCTGACGGTGTTCCTAGCGCCTATGTCCACCAGATGCAGATGCAGATGGAGTGTTCAGGCATTGACGAGTGCGAGTATGCAGAGTTCCGGTTCAAGCAGGTCTTCTCGTCTGAGTGGATTCGCTCGACGCTGACCAAAAGTGTCTTCGCAGTGTATCCAGATGACACACTCCACTACAAGGCGCAAGATACGGATCTGAACACGTGGCTGCGGAGTCTTGGCCAGGACGCAGATCCGCAGTTCATCTATTGGATTCTGATGTCCACGAAGAAGGCGTTCGTACCGAAGGATATGGATTGGCTCCCAACTCACCTTCCTGCGCTCAAGGCGACGTGGGATGAAGTACTCGTACACCGCGCGGCAGGAACGAAGCCGGAGCCAGTACCCAAAGCTGTAGTTACACTGGACATTTAATGACCCCGGGGAAGTAGTATCCTTCCGATCCGACGTTTGTGTGTGGGAACCACCGGTCTGGCATGATGATTTTTCGGTGAGGGTTGAGGAAGGCGCCCCACCAGGAGAAGGACGAGTTCGCGCAGATTCCACCTGCGCACTGACTCATAAGAAACAGGGTATCGAGTTCAGGCTCAATGACCAATGTATGCTTGAGCGTGGCCATGAACGGTCGAGACATGGTGTACCCTACATCGTTTGTCACGACAAAGAAGTGAGCACCCGGGAACATCGCGATGGCACGTTCATAGTAGGCGTCCAACTTAAGGTCATGATAGGGGTTGTTGACGTAATCGCCACCGCGGATATGGAGGAAGATCCCTTCCTTGATGCCCTCGTATTTGTCCTGGGTTCCAGTTGGGAATAGGAGTTCACGCACGAAATCGGCGTCCACATACTTCCAGTCCTGAAAGTACCCAGCTAGGCGAACGTCCGGATGCAAAAGAAACGTGATCCGCCAGTCGATGGACTGTTCTTCAATCCGGATAGGAGTACGACCAGTCAATACCATCGGTCGAAATCGCCAGAAGACGGTGTCGAAGTACGAGACCAACGAATGGTGTGACGGATTCGCCAGAGACTGCAGGTAGGGTCTACGGCCTGTTTTAGATGCGATATGCATGAGAGCAGCTAACTGGAAAAGCTGGTTTCCGAGTCCGCCGACCAATTCCATGGTCAGATGTCCGACCATTTTATTACTTTCACATGCAGAGTGAAAATCCCGTAATGACCGTAACGTTTGTTACAGCATTCTTGGATCTACGAGAAGATAGACCCAAGGATCGCGCAACGGACGTGCGCTTCGAACTGTTCAAACAGCTCAATGCAACCGGGATCAGGCTTCACGTATTCATTAGTCCTGAGTTCCGTGACCGACTACCCCCGATACACAATGGAGTTGTTGAGACCATTTCGCTAGAGGAACTTGACCTCTATCCGATCTCCCCCCGAGGACTACCTGAGACTCGGTCAGACGTGCACGACACCCGTAACTTTTTGATCCTTATGAATGCGAAGATTGAGTGTATCCGGAGAGCGATTCGTTCAGGCCATCATTCATCCACGCATTATGCGTGGGCGGACTTTAACTTGTATCACGTACTGCGAGATCCGGCATCTGCAGACGAGTTACGTGCACTTTCAACGGCCTACCTCCCACCCTCGTGCATGTTCTTCCCTGGGTGTTGGCAAAAGGGGGTGTACTGGGACTCTGTGAACTGGAGGTTCTGCGGTGGATTCTTTCTTGGCGATGTCGATTCGCTGAACAGGTTATATGAGTTCTACCTCAACGAGTACCCCAGACTTCCCAAGCTGACCTGGGAAGTCAATGTCTGGGCCCACTTCGAATCACTTGGGTTCCATTTCGATTGGTACCCTGCAGATCACAATCCCTCGATCCTCCACATTCCTCGCAATGTTGTATGTGACCCACCTGGAATCCCTCATGCATGGGCATCCTATGATCAGCGGCTCATCATCGGCGGCCCCATCTATCGCTATGTACTGGAGTGTATCCGACCCCATACCCTGACTGCAATTTTTCCGCAGACGGATGGACTCATTGGGGACGACGAGTATCACCGCATGATGACGTCTCTTGGGCGCGTCGAGACCGTTGTGCGACCTGCGCGAGACTGTGCGAGACTCGAAGCTCTCGCTCATCCTACTACGCGACCACTGGTCTGTCTGTACGCAACACACGGGTTCACTAGCAAATCCATGATTCTGCTTCCATGGGATGACACGACCTTCGCGAACGGACTCTCCTTTCCCCAGCGACCCTGGTCCGAGAAGATCCAAACTGTCATGTGGCGGGGCGGATCGAGTGGGTTTCATCGGCCTTCGGTGCGGATGCGTGTAGTTGAAAAGCTCTTTGATGTCCCGAACACGGACGTCAGGTTTGTCCCGGGTGGGTGGCCAGTCAACGACGACGTGATCCCACCTCAACACTTTGCAGACAAGTCACTGCTTGGGCCCGATGCGCATTCACGATACAAGTACGTGCTCATCATTGATGGAAATACACAAGCCTCCAATGGTCATTGGGGGTTTGCGCTCGGCTCCGTGCCGATACTCATTACGCATCCAGAGAGTCGATGGTGGTTCAAGACTGAGTTGATTCCGATGGTGAACTACGTTCCAATCAACTACGACCTATCGGATCTGGTGGAAAAAATTGAATGGCTGGTGACCCACGACGACGAGGCGCGAATCATTGCAGAGGGAGCCCTGAGGATGTCACAGCGTGTCTTCAGCCCCATGTTTCAGCGAGGGTACATCAACAACCGTATTCAACAAATCCTCCAGCAAGATCGCTAAATCCTGCACGTTGAATTCCGATACGTGTCTTGAATGCGTACCATTCATTTGTCGGCTGCAGAGACTTCCAGTACTGATCGAGCAGATACACCCAGTGCACCTCGGGGTTCTCCTTGAAGAGCCGAGTCCCCTCTTCCCACTTTGCGATCAGTGCATCGTAGAAGCGAGAGTGGACAATGTAGCCACTTGTTGTCTGTGCCCCGTGAACCTTGTCGAAGGTTTCATTGTACGGAGTTGCATCGACCAGATTGTACGACATCATCACAACATCGTAACTCGTCGGGAGGCGTGTGATCAGCTGGTCCCACTCCTCCTTGGATACAATGAACTGGAAGTCGTCCTCGAAGATCATGACGGACTCGTACCCACGCTGACGGGCAAGTTTCAACACTTCGATGTGCGAAAGATTGCATCCGATCGTCGGGGGGATGTACTCAACGGCTGGAAATCTCTCGACGGTCAGATTCATCTTCCCGAACTCCCTCTCCATATCCGCCCTGCGGTCTGTCCGTCGATCCAAATTGATATAGAAGGCATGCATTGATATGTCATGACCAGCATCTGAAAATCCGTCTCCACAAAGGCGATGTTCGCGATGCGAACTTGGCGTTCCATTGGTTGATGGTGTACTGGTTGCCCATGCTGACATTGCAGCGTGAGCAAATTGGAATCAAATTATCAAGTGTCGTCGCACCGCCCTTGGACTCCGGGATGTTGTGGCCACACTGGAAATCGAACACGTTCATGCGGTTCGCACACCACACAATCTTGCACTTTGCATCAAAGACTCGACCCGCTTTCATCATCCAGACCTGTTCACGGAGAGCTTTGGGAATCTTCATTGTTTACATAGACCTCACGGCTGTATATGCGTTTACGCGCCACGGGGTCGCGAGACCCTGGGCAGCCTCGACAAACGACATACGCGGCATATGATTCGTCCGCTGTTCATACGAGGAGTGCTCAACCTCCTGTGTTCGCTGAATCTGGCTACGATCTAAGAGTTCAGGCTGGAACTTCTCCATCCCACCTGAAAGTTGGAAAACAGCGAAAAGAGCGACTAACCCAGCAAACAAAGCGGCGATATGAAGCATTGTTCTACTCGGGTAATAAAAAACGAACTCTTTCCGTTGTAGGTAGAAAGGGCACAATGGAAGACAAGGCTCTTGCAACTCTCCGTATCTTCTACGAGCGTCGTAAGCTGCCCACCGAGACGAAACCCCTTGCGTCTGGTCTGAAGGACGTCAATGCCTACACGATCGGTGACGTACTGATCATCTTCAGCCAGAAGGACAAGATGCTCGAGCGTGACGTGAATACCTACATCGAATATGCGAAGGAGAACGACTACAAGAATGGCATGATCGTTGTGGCCACGTCCAAGCCCTCGGGCAACTTGATGAACCTGATTCGGTCGAAGTTCATCGAGGAGCGTATTCAGTTCTTCCACCTCCGTGAGCTGCAGATGGACATTACCATCCACCGCATGTCCGTTCCACATCGCATTCTGACGCCCGACGAGGCGAAGGATGTACTGGACAAGAACCGCATCCTGAAGCCAGAGGATCAGATGCCCTGGATTGACTCGCAGGATATCCAGGCTCGTGTGATTGGTGCCGTTCCGGGAAACATCATTGAGATCACGCGCCACAGTGATACGGTGGGCAAGAGTGTTTATTACCGCTACTGCGTGGCTGACGTAAATGTTGCCTAGACATAATGTGGATTGAGTTCTTGATTGGAGCCCTTGTTCTCGTCGCGTTGTTCTCGATCGAGCGTGAAGGTGCGAACGACACGCTGTCTGTTCCTCCACAATGCCCAACTGGAATGACGCTAAAACGCAGCAATGAATGGATCCATGACAATGATTTTCGGTTTCGTCAACCGATCTGCATTAAAAACACAGGTGGCGTAGACCCCGACTCGTCTGGAAAATGTCCACCGGGAACAGGCCAATTAACCCAGGGTACCCCCTGTTTTCAGACAGCTGAGACAACGTGCCCATCAGAGAGCTTTTTGAGTCCGTATGGTACCGTCTGTGTTAAATGTGCATCCGGGTGGTCATACGTCGCAACACAAATGGCAGCAGGGACGAATCCATTTCCCGATCCTGCGGTAGACCTACCCTCTACAGGAGCCGACCTGCTCCCGGACTTCCAGCGATGCCCTAGACAGTCTTGGTTTACACCCCAGGAATGGAACTGGGATACACATTCACCGCCTACGCCAGCGGCGGTCGCAGCGGCCAGGGCAGCGGCTATATCGAGTGCGGGTCCACCTCCTCCCGCAGACTCGGCATCGGCCAGGGCAGCCGCAGCCGCATCGACCTCTACACCACCGCCTCCGGATCCAGCACCGCTCCCAACAACCACAGGTTCACCATCTTCTGCTGCCATGACAGACCTTCGGGCCAGGTATAGACATCAAAAAGAGGTCTACGACGGGCTCGTGCAGAACGCAGTCGCAAACAGCGATTTCTCCAATAACGATGCGATTCTGGCTGCCCAACGAGCCATGAGTGAGACCCTGTCTCAGATGGCTGCGCTGTCTGTATCCTCGGGCGCCGACCCGGATGAGCAACACGAACTGATTCGCAGGATTATGGAGATCCAGCGCGACTACAATGGTCTCTTGGTTGGAACCGACAAACTGCAGACTCTTCGCATGATCCATCAAACCGACGACGCGATGAAGGGCACGAACATGAAGTTGATGGGTGCACTCTTTGTCGCTGCATCTCTCGGACTTCTTATCGTCATCATGCGAACGCGTTGAATGCAAAGGCGGCAATAGCAAGTAGCACCAATACGACGATCTGTGTGATCATGGCTCCATAGTCAAGCTGTGGTGGCGGTGTGGATGTAGACGCAACTAGTTTATCCGCCATCTGTGGCCCCTGCTGACGCAGAACCTGCGCCTCCGCGTGCAGCGTGTCGAGATCGGGATTGATGGTCTGGTATTCGTCTATGAATGCTTGAATCTGATATTGGTTGTTCTGAACCTGAACCTGCATCTGATTCTGATAGTCGGCGATAGCTGCCGTTATATTCGTCAGTGCGGCTTGGTCCTCGGGGCGCCCTGATCCTTTCGATATTTTATACACTCTTGCGTATGTATCGAGCAACGCCTGATAATCGCCTGAGACTGCATCAATCGCCGCTCGTCCCTCTGGTGTCGTTGCATCAAATCTTTCCTGTGATCGGATCTTTGATGTCACCACTGCGATCAGCGTAATCAAAAGGGCAGTGAGCCACCCAACCATTATCTTGTAGGAGTAATAAAATGCCGGTTGCGCAATCCTTCTTTGAGCCTGGTCGCGATGCAACCACTCGTCACATGCGTGGCGTGGATGCGTCCGAATACACTCGCTTTGTCCGTATGGCGGCCACGGTTGCGCCGTACATCAACAATACGAAGACATTCGGCAAACCGTATGCTCGACTTGGACAGAGTCAGGAGTCTACGTTGGATGCTACTGTTGTTAGTACGATCTTTTCTGGTCTGCGACCGTTTGTTGCGAATAAGTAATGACCCCGTATAGTGAAGCTCTCGCTGAACTTCAACCGCTTCGGCCACCCACGCAGCCGTATGCAGACATTGAATCTGCCAGACTTGACATCAAGAAGCTCGAAGCCGTCAACATGCGCCCTATTCAGATCTGTCTGTTCTTCATCGTCCTCGCACTCCTGGAGTACCTGTTCCTGCCACCGAGCGTTGTTCACGGCGTGGCCTTCATGACGTTATGTGTGGGACTCTCATTAGCAATCTATCTCTCCAATAGATAATGGGTAATCTGCAGCCGAAATGTCCGGCAGAGACAGTGTACGGCTCTTCTCTGGGGTCGTGTGTGATGGCGTGTCCCACTGGATATGAGCTTCAGATGCTAGAGGGAGCTCAGCGCTGTGTAAACAAAATCGACCCGAGCGCAACGGTTCACCTGGTCGCACAGGGAGCCGTGTTGCGAAGAGATGATCAGCCTTCGATATTTTCAATCGCAGACCTACAAACATCAAACCCAGACGCGTATGCTCGATATTCTGCCGAGAAGACTCGATTCCAAGAAGAACTAGAAGCGGCGAATTTACGGGTGAGTC